CATGTTGCCTGCACCGTTACCTGCTGCCCGCTCATCGTCATTCCTGACTACAACTGTGCCGCCAACTACGGATGCAGTATTTACGCCAGTAGCAGCACGAACGACTGCTAGGCGACCGCCGTATCCTAGGAATTCCGATGCTACGAAAAAGTCCTCGGCGTTTGAGTCGGTGGGAGCACCGAAAACTGAAATTAATTCTTTCTGTGATGAAATATTCACTACCTTTCCGATCGGACCTTTACGGAAAGTTGATGCGTGAGCAGCGGTAATCTCCGATGCACCTACGACAACAGCATTAGATAGGTCACGCTCTCTTAATCTAATTCCAGGCGAGACTTGACTTGCCATGTATTTTCTCCTTGAGTAAACCAAATTTGATCTATAGGTATTTAGATTTTTGGAACTTTCAAGTGGGGAAACAATGCACGAACTCTTTACCAGTCTGGATAGATATCTTCCTTATATTTTCTTCTTTTATTCGTTACTCTTTGTTTGGTACATTCTTTACATTCGTAGGAACAGGCAGATAACGATGTTCTATCTGGTCTAGATCTGTAGAAGTCTGTAGTTAGATCTTTAGTTTTTCCACAAGCTCTACACTTTCTTTGTTTGAAAAGAATAGTATCCAGATCAAACATATCTTCTACGTCCATTAGATACTCCACATATATGATACATCTTCCTGTGTATCACCATACTCCCAATGAGATCCATCTTCTACAAATCCTTCATCACCTTCTAGACCTGTAGTAATAAATCCGAATGGTGCCATGTCTTGTTCGATCTGATTCTTTTGTTCGTCATAGATACGTTTACGAACATCATTATCAGTAAGCTCTTTAAAATAATCTTGTTGCACTAACCAAGCAAAGATTACCATACACATTACCAAGTCATCATGGAATCCTTCATCAGCCTCAAAGGATTGCTTCTTCTGAATGAACGTGGTAAGTTCTGATATAATTTCGTAGTCATTAAAGATAAGTTTATCATCTTCAATAATTTGTTTGAGGTTGGCGCAACCAACTTTCTTCACGGTGACACTCATCTTGACACCAAGTTGTGTTTTAGAACCAGAGAATCCGTGCCCTACAATCTGCCCTGCACGCCCTCTCATGGCGCACATAAGCACGTTAGGAGACTCAAGGTCGTAATTTAGAATCGACGCCACAGAGTCCCCTACGTCGTTCACCTCACACATAACCCATGCATTATTATATCCTCTAGCAACATCATTAATGACATTGGGAAACAACATAGGTTTAATTTCATTATTCCTATACTTTGCTACTATCCTATATGGAACTGTAGTAATATCGTAAACAATGAAAGCAGAGTAATCTCCCCCAATACCGCGAGAAACATCCACCGTAATAATATATTCCCCGTTGGCTGTTGGTTTTTCATAGATGTCAAGTCCCTTGTTTGTAGAGATGGGATCAATAAAAGTCAGTGCTCGCAGTTTAGCAGCAGAGATTAGTGTGTCAACAGATCCAAGAAACTCACACTCAAACTCCTGTGTGAACTGTCTCTCGGACGTGTTCTTAATTGTTTCTGCTTTCCAGTTCTCATCTCTACCAGGCACTTGTGACCAATGTACCTCGTGCCAGGTATACCCATTCCTTCCGTTAGTAGCATCAGTCCACAACTTATAGAAGTGGTTCATACCCTGTGGGGTAGAGATGATTATGACCTTCGTTGATTTACCAGAAGTAATAGTAGGATAAACAGAGGCAAAGAATTGCTCCGCAACATGGTTTGGAACGAATGCAAATTCGTCTAAGAAAAGAATGTTAAAAGAACCACCACGAATTGCACTTGATGAAGTTGCAGCTGCAAGTACTTTTGCACCATTCTCTAGTTCAATAGAGCCTTTGTTCCAAACCATAACACCTTGTTGCAACCATTTTGGAAGATTTTCATATGCTCTTTGTAGTCTACTTAATAGTTCTCTTGCGGTTGCAAGTTTGTTTGCAAGTAATGCAACAGAAACATCTTTATTGAAAAGAATATAATGAAGAAAGAATGCAATACATGTAATAGATTTACCAGACTGTCTTCCAATTTTACAAATAGTAAATCTTTCATCATGGAATGATTTAATCATCTTTTCTTGAAATGGGTATAATTCGAAGTTCACCAATCCTTTATCAACATTAACAATCTTCATATATGTCTTGATAAAGTGTATAGGATCTTCCATACACTTGACATATTCTGCGGCCTGTTCTTCAGTCCATTCAATCTCAACCCCTGCTGCTTTTAGATTTGGGTTGTTATGATATACTTCACTCATCAATATCTTCCTCTCTGTTTTTACCTCTTAGTCTTTCTAAGAGTTCATTGGTACTTCCAACCAATATTGCATTGTTCACTACTTTTTGGGGAACACCCCCATCTTTGGTGTTTTCTATTTTATTCATTGTTAATTGAAGTTCTATTAAATCTTTTGCTAAATCACCAGTAGTTTTTAGAAGTCCTGCAGTCACTTCGTATGCTCTGGGATGTTCACTTTCCTTTGCAATCATCATCAAATTTTGTAAAGATTCTTGACCCATAGAAACTAAATCCTTTAAAAGTTCTCTATGATATTGATAGTCTTCTTCAATATCATTATTTCTAGTTTCTTTATCTTTATAGATTTCTACATTACTTTTTTGACGTTCTATTATTTCTTGTGATTTCTTTTCTATTTTGTTATCGATTTCAAGAAACTTACTCAGTTGCTCATCATCTAGTTTCTTCATTGTTATTCTCCAAAGTCTTCATTAAATGTAGTTAAAAATTCATAGTTATCTGTTTGAAGTGCATCACTAGGATTAGTTGTTACTATTGCTTCCGCATATGTAACTTCTGAACTATCTAAGTCGCCCACTGTCGCAGTACTTGTTCTAATAATTTTTTGTTCTCTTGGAACACCATAGAAAAATCCATTTAATGTAAATTCTAATGTCCATAGAAGGGCCCTTCTAGATAAAAAGTCTCCTTCATAATCATCTTCGTATGATACAGAGTTTAATGTCAATCCTGTATCACGAATTACACTTAACTCATTTGCTTCTTTTATTGGTATATTAAAGGTAGGAGTAAAGTATGGTAATATCTGTTCTACTATTTGAGTTGCGTCATCCGCATTTTTTGCAATGACTGTTAGAGTAAATCCAATATCATAAGGCACTGGATTATACACATAATTTTTAGTATTTGGGTCTGTAGAATTTTGTCTAGACATTTTTTGTGTCTTAGAAAATTTTCTTTCTGGTGCGTATGTAAATCCAGAAATTTCAAAACTCATTCTAGGTAAAGTGATTGCAACAGAATCTCCAAGACTCCCTGCTGGTTGATTTATTCTTGCCAGATATTTTTGTGAAGGCCCATATGCAAGAGGAACTTTAACTGTTTCTAATACATCGCCGTTGGCATTTCTTCTGTCGATAGTAATGTCATCGAATATAGAGCCAAATGCAATTACATAGCTTCTAATTGTACTTCTATAATATGGACTATTACCTAACATTAGTAATCCTCACTAAATGGGTTTCCAACAGTAAAGTCGATAACTTTTTCTACATTTGTACTTGAACCAGTGAATACTGTGTCTTGGCCAGAAGTTCCATCCGTGGTATCTGTTGTCTTGTTTTCCGTATATACAATTTGTTGTGTTGCACCCAAAAGATAATTTGCACCACTGTCTCTACCAATAGTATTTGTGTTTTGTGCAAAACTCCCTGTGAGATTTGAAAGTTTCAAAACTTTAGTTCCAGAATTCCAAGTTTCTACTGTACCTGTCGCCGTTGCAGAATCAAAGTTTGCACCTTGATACACTATCTCACCTACAGTAAATTCACCAGTTCCAGTACCTAAAGTTAAATCAACAGTAACAAATGTATGTTGTTGAATGTCATCAATCTCATCAATTCCTGTATTAAATTTCTCACTTGAGAATTCAAATGATTCTGTTGATAATCTATAGACATATCTTTTACCTAGTTGCCAGAATGCAACTTCGTCTTCTACAAATTTAATTTCATAAGTTTTATCTTGTAGGGGCCAGTATACTAAGTCACCTTCCTGTGGGTATACTATAGTGGATTCTTCTTCCCACCTTTTAATAGATACAATAAGATTTAATTGATCTCTGATCTCCAAACCAAACTTCGATAAGAAGTCACCTTCTCCTTGAAAACCATCAGCATCTTCAATATACATTTCAATAGAAAATGCATCGTTAAACTCAGTTATAGTTGACTCATTAAAAACAGTATCTTCATTCACATCAGTTCTTTTTAGATAATACATATCCTGCCCGTGAATCTGAATTGATTCAGCGACAAGATTTTCTGTCAATAATTGCTCTGGTGCAAATGATGTGGTGTTAAAATACTGATTTGTAGCCATATGACTATCCCACCATAATGTCTACAGGAAGTTCATAACTTAAAGACATTTCTTGTTCCAGTTGTTCTATTTCTTGATTTGCTTCATCAAGAATTCTGGAGCCGTTGAAGGTCACACCCCCAGGCATCGCAATGCCTTCGTACTTCGATAAATTCTCTCCCCATTGTTTTTTAATCTGTGCGGTTGCATATCTTTTTAACCATCTGTCATTCCAAACATCTGTATAAACATCAGGGTCAAGAACCCTTATTGCTTCTACAATAATAAACTCACCAACAACTAATGCTTCATCCCAATCAATATCAAGATGAAGTTGGTTTTGGTGTCTATTAAATCTGATAGGAACTTGTCCAGTAATCATATCATTGACTAATTGAATATGACTCTGAGTCAATTCATATGATAACATCTCTGTACTTCTTAAATTATAAACATCATTTAAGAACATTTGATATCTGACATCAAACATATTTGTACTGTGACTTAATTTTTCGTAAAGAGGAATTACTCTTTTAATTCCAATTACTAAGTCATTAATAGGAATATATCGATTTGTAATATCGTCTTCAGTTATTTGGTGCTTGAGAAAAACATCCTCTGCCGCATCAAAATGATAATCACGATAAAACTCTAGTGCATCGTCTACACGATCTTCTACTTGTTCATCTGCGACATTTATTTGAATAACTGGAGAACCTAGTTTTCTAAGACAATATTCTTTAAATTCAGCTCTAGATGTAACTACGGCCATATCATACCTCTCTTTTGATATGACTATTTATATGTTTTTTAACTTATCCTTTTAATGGTGCCGTTGGTGGTGTAAAGTTTGCGGTATATCTTGCGAGTCCTTTAGTGATACGGAAATCTTGAACATAGCCATGAAGTGTATTAGTACTGCTATTTAAATTATTTAACGAAGCATAATAGTCTCCTAAAACAGGCCTTCCTTGAACATATGTCTGTGCAACTGTCCAAGTATTTCCAACCTGAGTGCCATCAACAAAAATTTTATGGTCATTACCGTTTCTAGTAAGAGTAATATGGTGCCATGTATTAAGTGTAAGAACATTTGTAGCTGAGATTACATCTGTACCATTAACATAATATCTTAGGTCAGTGTTTGAAGTATAAAAGTGAGGTACTGTTTCAATGGTGCCTGCTCTTAAAAATGAAAATAAATTTCTACCACCACTTAAAGTCTGAATATAAGCCCATAATTCTATTGTCCAATCACCCGTTCCAAAGTTAAATGATGGATCATCATAGCCTGGAGTGAATGAAACAGCGTTTACACTACTATCCAAGTATATAGATTTTGTATCCGCAAACTTAACCTGAGTAGTTGAGCCAGTAGTGTTTCCAACTAGTGTTAGATTACTCCCTTGTGACTTATCTATAATAGA